TTCTGAAGGCCTTCTTCGTCCAAGACACCATCACGAATCCACTTGGCATACTTACCAGCAACTTCACCAGCCTCCGAGGTCAGATTCGCTACCATGTAAGCAGGATTCTTAGCTGTCTCTAACGCAGTTTCCCACGCTTTCTTCTGATAATCTTCAATGTTCATTCTTGATAAATCTCCATGATAGATGGACACAATGTAGCGATAACTGACTTACAAGCCTCTGCTACATCACGATGCTCCTTCTGTGTACTAGGATCAGTACGTACTTCAATGTAGTGCAACCAGCTACGCAGTGTGCCGTTCATGTACATACGACTGACTGCCATGCCCTCAGGAAGCAATGCCCGAGCCTGCTCCTTAGCAATGCCTCGATTCAAAGCAGCCTGATACATGAATTCAGCTTCAGACTTCACACGATTCTGAGCAGCCCACCACCATTCCTGTGTGTCCAAGTCATCGGTAGTCAAGCTGTTCTGTCGGTTCTTGTTGTCCTGCAGTCGGCACTCTCGTGTCTCAAACTCACTAACTTCTGCATAACGCTGAGAGAACTCCTGGAAGCTAAAGCTACGATGGCGAAGGATCTGCCGTGCAATATCACGAGTAGTTTCAATCTCCATACAAACATTAGCCATCTCAAAAGGACTCCAGTGCTTGTGCTTCATCAGGTACTTGAGCAGCTTAGGCGCTGTCTCATGGTTACGTTGATTGTTAGGATTGCTAACACGAGCACAGTAAGCTACTTTCTCCTCCAAATCAGGAGTAGCCCACACAAGTTCAACTTTCAACTTCATCCCCTTCACAGGTTAGTTTCTTGCCCTCTCGGATACCGTTCTTTATAGCCTCAAGAATACCATACTTTAGAAGCTGCTGCTGTTCTTCTTGAGTAAGATCAAAGCTATAACAGGCGCTACCGTCTGGGTTTTCATGCAGAAGATTAACTTCCATGATTACTCTACCTTTACAGTTTCTTTGTACGTCAGCTTACTAAGAAGCAGATACCAGATATGATGTTCCATCAGGTATTTTTGTTCCTCTTTGGTGAACGTGTAGATGACATTGTTATCGCTTGTTGTCGATACCTGCATCACGTACCTCCTCAAGGAAACTACGGAACTGATTATAAGGCATAAAGTAGCGGAGAACAACCAAGATAGCCTCTGCAGTCTCAATGTCATCCCAATCAAGACACAAGAGGGAGTCCTCTTTCAGTTTCTCTACTACCAGAGCCTCCATGACTTCATTCCAGGCTTCTCGTACTGCGTCGTTCTCTAACATCTTAAACATACTATTCATTGTTGTTCCTTGCTTTAATCATGGCGTCAGCATATTGGTATGCAGCTTCTGATGTAAGTTGACCAGGCGGAATTCCCGTATTCCATGCAGAAATAATCCCCTGCATCGCCTTGGCAGCAAAGTAGTCGCGCAGGGTCATGCCTTGAAATGCTGTGCCAGCAGGAAACGCTGGCCCGCCTGTGTCTTTACTCACTTAGCCACTCCTCAGGGATTGTCTTGTCTGCATACTTAAAGCCATTCTTTTCACACCAAGCAGCGTAGGTAGTATGACTAGTCTTGCTAATCCGTGCTTTAGAGTTACTAAAGACAAACCGAATATCAAGTGTTGGATTGTGTTTCTTTACTAGGATATGCTTCTGACGATCGGCAAGTAAGAACCTTCCCTTCGTCTCTACAATGATCCCGTTAGGAAGCACAAAGTCAGGTGTGTATACGTGCTTAGAAGCAGGTTTGATGTATGTCAATTTAACCTGTTCGTAAGTGTAGTCGATACCTAGCTTGTCCAACTGCTCCGCAATACGCTCTTCTAAGCCACTGCGGTAGCCATGCTTCATTGCTGCTTGTTTGGCACTATACTTTCGTCTGGTGGTTGCCATAGCTCTCCTTCAGTACGCCTGAGCCAGAGCAACTGCCCCTGCTCGACAAAATAGTCTCTCGTATGCCCCAATTCCTGATACTTCTCAAACGCAGCCCGTAGGAGATCTTCCTTTGTCTTTGTGCCTTCCAACGCTTTAGCTGCTTTCTTAGGGCCAATACCTTCCAAACCCGGGATGTTGTCAACTCTGTCCCCTGTAAGTAGCTGAAGACAGAAGTTCTTGTAAGCAGTAAACTCATCAATATACTCCGTGTGAGCCTTCATAGGGTTATGATGCCACCCAGGTATCTGCCTTAGGTCTTTATCTACGCCTACAAGCAGGTACTGATCTGGCTCCTTAGTCATCCTGATAGCTACTTCATCGTCAGCCTCTTGACCTTCAACAACGACAGCGCCTAAGCGTTTAACCATATGGGAACGAAGAGCCTCATAATGTTTAGGCTTCTTCATATCCTTACGATTACCCTTATAAGGGACTGTCTTTGCAATCTCGTATCGGTAGTTGTTCTTACCAGTTAGGAAGGCTTCATAAGAATCTGCTTTCAGGTGGATGTAGACCATATCTTCCATTGCTTCTACTAACCTGCTCTTAGCAAACTTCTCAGAATCTTCCTCACTTGCAAAACCTACACTGTAGATCAAGAAATCAGCATCAATGAGTAACTTCTTTGGAACCTCTTTAGAGAATGTCGTCATCGTCATCTGAAGCGTCAGGATTGTACGTCTTCAGTTCAGTCACGATAAGCTTCTTCACAGACGGAGCAGCACCGAACTTAGCTGACATCTTGTGGCGATAGCTAGACACCAGTGCAGACACTTTAGTACCGTTACCGATAGCGTCAATCTCCACAGGCTTACCGTCTTGGTCTACAGGATCAAACTTATACAGACTCTTAGCGACAATATACTTGCCCATAGTGTCTTTCTCTTTGATCTGAATACCAAGCTCCTTCAGAGCCTCACAGTCCTTATCTGAAAGATTGCCGATAGTGCATTCGTACTTCTTGTTGTCCTCGTTGAACTTAGTATTGAACTGAGCCATCCAGTTGCTCCAGAAGAGTTCACCACCGATCTTTACAGGTTTCATATCCATTTCATTTTCCTTTAAGTTTGTTAATGCCGTCTTTCCGTGCTGTCGTTATGTGGTGCGGCTGGAGGGACTCGAACCCTCAATCCCGTAGGCGGTTGATTTTAAATCAACTGTGAATACCAGTTCCACCACAGCCGCTAATTGATACCTACTATTCTACACTATCAGAACAGATTTGTCAAGTACTTTCATTGAATTGTTACACTTTCTTTAGTGTCAAGATAGTCTGCATAATTGTGCAACCAGTCTAGAGCACCTGTGAAGATGCAGTACAAGTCCAACATATCAAGTCCTTCGGTAGCTGCTACTTCAAAGCTATCCTCATAGACGTTGATGGTGATTACGTTACTAGGTTTCTTAGTGACAGTCATGCCAATTCTTTCCGACACGATACTCAGCATCTACCGGGCATCTAAAATTTAAAAGTTCGCCTGCTTTCCTCGCAGATTCTACGACAATCTTACCCACAATGTCTCCATATTCAGGCGATGTTTCAAGCTGTACTTC